ATGTGCATTGCGTGCACTACTGACCGCAATGCTTCCCTTGTCCTCGTGGACCCGCCCAGGCCTCAGGAGCGCTTTGCTGAGTTCGATCGTCAGGTCGGGCTCATGGTCGCGTCTCAGCGCCGCACTGATGAAGCTACCGCTGCCCTGCATCGTCAGAAGCGGCTTGCGGGCACGTCGTTGGCTGAGTACGTCCGTGCCAAGCCCGTGAAGCTGACCCCTGAGGGCCGCCGCGAAGCGGCGGCCCTTGGGCTTGTCAATTACAAAACAAGTGACACGCAACAAGTTCCAGCGGTCCTCTCGTTAGAGATCGACCCGCTCCTCACCCGCGCGAACCGGCTTCGCAAGTCGGTCATCACTTCGGCACGCCTACATGATCAAGAAGCAAAAGTCGGTGGCTTTCGAGGCGCTTGGTACTTCCTCACCCTCACCTACCGAGACGGATGCGATAGCAGCCCTCGTCACGTTAGCGAGCTACTTAAGCGCATGCGGGGCCACTTCAATCGCGCTCGATCTCGGACCCAACGGTGGGCGCGTGAAAGCTTCCGTTACGTATGGGTCGGCGAGCTTACTCAGCGCCTGCGCCCGCACTATCACGTGATGCTGTGGGTGCCTCGTGGCATGTACTTCGGCAAGGTCGATCAGCGGGGCTGGTGGCCTCACGGCCTAAGCCAAATCGAGCGTGCACGTAACTGCGTCGGCTACTTGGCAAAGTACGCAAGCAAGTTCACCAGCGTCACCGCTGGTGCATTTCCTAAGGGGTTTCGCACGCATGGCGTTGGTGGGCTCAGTCAAGAGTCGCGCCGCGAGCTGCGTTGGTGGAAGGCCTCAAAAGAAGCCCGTGAGTTCCTCGGCGAGGCGGCCGATGTTCGCAAGTGCAACGGCGGGTGGTTCGACAGGCTTACCGGGGAGTTCTGGCCGTCCCCGTGGAAAGTCACATTTGTCTTTGGCCGGACTATTGCATGGAAATTGGTGACCCTATGAAGGTTCAGATCCTCAATACGAACGTGGAAACCCGTGTCATCCCCGCGAACGACAAGCGGGGTGAGTTGACATTTCGCACCCAGGGTGCGGCTTTCGAGCGTCCGGGCAATTTCGTTTTGCCTTTCAAGCTCACGCTCGATGACGAGCAGGTGCCGTATCCGCCCGGCGTGTATGAGGTGGATCCGGAGTCGTTGCAGGTCGATGAGTTCGGCGCTCCGGGCTTCGGTCGTCGCATCAAGCTCATCGCCCTGGATACCGGCAAGTCCTCGGCAAGGGCGGCTTAATCCGTGCGCCCGGTCGAGTTCTGGTTGCTCGCGATCTGGTCGGCGGTGATGCGGCTGACGGCATCGGGCAACACGTCCCTTCTGTTCCTGGTGCTGACGTTCGTGGCGGTGTGCTGCGCGCTGTTGGCTTCGTTCAAGTCGTTTAAGCGTGATGCGTCACGTAATCAGATTCCGTTGGATTTGAGGTAGCGCGATGGGTGCTTTCCTGGTTGCTGTCTTGGTCGCCGGATCTCACGCGCTCTGTTGGGGTGCGTTGATCGGAGCTTGTTTCTTCGTGTCTTTCGGTCTTGTTCGGTGGGTGCGGTGGCTGCGCCTTGCTGAGTACCGTCGCCGTGATGCGGAGTTTCGGGCTTATGCCCTGGTTGCTGAGGCGCGTCGGGAGGTCGCTCGTCGATGAAGGTCCTGGCCTGTGTTGCGTACGACGACACCAGTGATACGTGCACGTCGCAGGCGTGGGTGGAGCAGCCGGGGCTATTGCCGCCGCTTTCGGTTGCTCAGGGGCTCCAGTTGTCCGGGTTGATGGTGTCGATTGCCATGACGGCGTGGGGCTTCAAGTTCGTTCGGCGGTATCTCAGCCCTCGGTCCTGAGGGCATTTCTCAAGGAGCGTTTTATGGAAAAGCAGCATCCGTCCTCGGCCCCGCGTGTCTCGCTGGGCAAGAAGATCCTGGTCGGGTCTGGCATGGCCATGGCCGCCGGTCTGGCGTGCGCCCAGTCTGCGGGCAGCGTGGACGTGTCGGCGGCGACGTCGGGTCTCCAGCAGGTCGCCACCGCCGTGGGCGAGGTGGGTCCGCTCATGGTCAGCGCCGTGGCCGCGGGCATCGTCTTCAAGTGGGTCATCGCCTTCCTGATCTGACCTGTCCTGGCGCTGTTCTGTAGTGGGGCAGGGGGGTCATTCGGCCCCCTTGTCTTTTCGGAGGCTTTTATGTGGAACGACTACGCGGGTTGGCTGGTGCTGCTGAGCACCTACATGGCCATGCGGATCATTTCGGGGGATTGACGTGCGCACTTCGATTCGGGTGAGGCTTGCTGCGCTGCTGTCGTTTCTTTCGTTGGCGTTGCTGGTTAGCGCGTCAGTTTCAGCTGCTGATCAGGGCAGTGCTTATCAGGCGTGCATGAGCTATGTCAATTCTTTGGTTCCTGCCTCAGGCGTCACGGTGAGCGCGCGCGGGTGCACTTTGAGTGGTTCTGCCACCTTAGGAAACTATCGCGCTTGGTGGACTTATAGCGACGCAAATAACACCAATTTGACCGTGCCCGTGGGCAATTATTTCAACTTCTCCAATGCCTGTTCGGCTCGTAGCAACTTGCCGGCTTCAATGACGAAGGGCGCTAGCGGTGTTGGCGGTATTGCATGTTCGGACGGATGCAAGTTCGTTCCGGTGGGAAACATCGCGTCGGTGCAGCTTGGATCAGGTCCCGTATACACGTCCGCTACGTCTGGCTGGAGGGCTGATGGGGGCACTTGTTCTGCTGGTGATGGCTCTGGTGAAGAAGTCAGCGCCGATCAGGATTGCACGCAGCAAGGCTCGCTTACGCAGTGTATGAAGAAGGATGGGCGGCAGTGCGTTACCGCGTCGAGCGGTAAGCAATTTTGCTGGAAGCAAACTGAGCAGGGCGTCAAGTATAGCGAGAATGATGCGGCGGCGGCGGTTCAGGGCAGTGCGTCTATTAACGCACCTACTACTAGGCCGGCTAATGGTGGTGAATGGACCTCGGGCCCTAGCGGGACGGTAACTACTACTTCTGGCGGATCATCTACTGTTACTAATATTTTGACGTGGATTTCCTCTTTTGGCTCTGAGGGTGATGGCAAAGCTGAGGGAGACGAAAATAAGGATGGTCAATCTCCTACTGCGGCAACGGGCGCGGGTTGCGATGTTTCTTCGTTTCAGTGCTCGGATATGTCTAGTGTCGAATGCAATCAATTGATTCAAACGTGGTATTTGCGTTGCAAGGGAGTTGAGTTAAATGGTGGCGCTAATTGTGATGCGCCGCCGACGTGCACTGGTAACGCGTCCGATTGCTATGTCGGTCAAATGCTCTGGAATATGCGCTGTGAGGGTAAATCGGATGCTGAGGCGGGTTCGCCTAATACTGGATTCGATAACGAAATGGGGGCGGAGGGTGATGGATCTGATGAGCCGGATGTTTCGAATATTGGTACGGGCGATACGGCCGATCAGGGGATTTCCATGTGGCAGGAAAAGGATATTTCCGATGAGCTGAGTAAGCTTGATGCGTCGGGCTTTCTTTCTGGTTCGGATCAGTGCCCTCAGCTGCCGTCGTTCAAGGTGGGGGCTGCGAGTTTCACGATTAGCATGGACCCGATTTGTTCGATCTTGCGGAATGTGGGAATTATGGTGATGGCGCTGGCTTATTGGCTGGCGATTCGGATTCTCGCTAAATCCAAGTAATCGCGGCTGCGGTGCAGAGAAAGCCAAAGGCGTCTGCGCCCAGCCGCGTTAACCTTCTGAGGTGTTTATGGCTTGGTTGCTCGGTATTTTCAGTTGGATTCGTCGGATTGGACCGCTGGTACTTCGTATTTTTCGGGCTGTCCGTGGTTCACGGATGGGCAAGTGGATCATCTTCTATTTAATGGTTTATGGTGGCGGTATTGTCGCCAAGATCATTAAGTTTCTCGGCCTTTCGTTCGTTGTTAATAAGTGGGTGACGCCTACTCTTACTAATTGGTTTGCTGGTAAGTTTGCCGGCTTGGATGCTACGTGGATTGTTTATATCAAGATGGTCAAGCTTGATTCGGCTATTACTGTTGTTCTTTCGGCTATTGCTATTGCCGCGGCATCTAATGTTGCTGCCGCTAAGCGTTCGGATGCTTTGAATCAGCCGCTATGAAGAAGCCCCTAATCATTGCGCCTTTGAATGTTATTACCGGCACTTTGGGAGCTGGTAAAACTCTTTTTGCAATTGAGCAGGCCGATTTGCTTCTTAAAAATAAGCTTGCGGATCGCGTTTATCAGATCGGAATTAATGGCGCTGATACTCGCAAGCTGCCTGTTTTGCCTTTTCCTATTGAAGAATGGGCTATTCGTGCTGATCGAGGTGAGTTGAAAAACACGGTTATTATTGTCGATGAGTTTCATAAATGGATGCCGCAGCGCGGTCCTGGTCGTCCGCCGAAGTGGATTGAGGAGATGGCGGAATCTCGCCGCCGTGATGTTCGTTGGATTCTGTTAACTCAGTCTGGTGAGTTCGATCATTTCTTAAAGGGGACGCGGCTTAACAAGCACTTTCATCTTTCGCGTAAGGGTTTCATGGCGCGTTCGACTATTTTTGAATGGTCTGAGCGTTTTGTCGGTAATCCTGCGGAGAATAAGGAAGCTCGCAAGGAAGCTATTGTTTCTAATTGGTGGCATCCTAAGAAGTATTATGATTGGTATGAATCGGCTTCAGCGCATCGTTTTCGTGTTCGGTTGCCGCTGCGTATTTGGGCGCTTTTGATTATTGTTCCGGCCATCTTGTGGTTTGGATTTCGTGGGGCTCGTACTATGTCCTCGATGGTTGCTGGTAGTACGCATCTCGCTGCGCCTCCAAAGGTCGATCAGGTTTCCTTGTCGGGTAGTAGTAGCACTGCGGGTGCTAGTTCGGAGCAGGGTACGCGTATTCAGGCCACTACTGACCCTGGGAAGTATCTCGCTCAGTTTCAGCCTGTTGTGCCCTATATGCCGTGGTCGGCGCCCGTGTATCAGGGTAGGGATGTGGTCGCAAAGCCTGAGATTTATTGCATGTCGGTTGGCCAGGATGGCCAGGACGGGTGCCACTGCTATAGCGAGCAGGCCACGAAGCTATCTGTGCCGATTGAGATTTGCCGGTCTGTCGCGCGGGAGGGTGTTTACAACCCGTACCGTGATCCTCTGCAGCCCGGCGTCGCTGTCGCCTCGTCTGACGCTGCTCAGGCGCCTTCTGCGGCTCCGGCTACTGCAGCTATTTCCGCGGCTGAGCGGGGGCAGGGCACGTTTCCGGAGTCCAAGCCCTATGAATCTTCCTTGCCGTCTGCCTCGCTGTAGTTCGCGGTGATCTCGATTGATGTCATTATATTATTGTATCGCGTCACTTATATCCAATCATCATTATACAATCGTGATGCGCCACGATAATATGATGATGTTAACTGGCGAGGATTTAGTGATGCGTGATGAAAAGGACCCCGGCACTCTTGAAATGTCACTTCCTCGCAAGCGTGGGCGTCCGCCTAAACATGCTTCGGGTCCGATGGATCCGGCTGCGCGTGCGCGGGAATATCGCTTCCGTCGAAAGTTCTGCGTTGATCCTGTCGACACGATGAGTGATGCGTCACTATTTGATTCACTGAGGTGGTACTTGCGTCGTCCTGGTTCGGACCCGGATCGTCAATCGGGTCTTGATATGTACATCGAGGAATTGGTGAAGCGTCACCATTCTGGCCATGAAGATATTTATCGACTGAGGAAAAAGTGATGCTCTACGAAATTCAGAAGATCATCGCCGGCGTCGTCGTCCTCGTCTTGGGCGCACGCCTGGCCTGGTGTGAGTTTCGTTATCGCTCCGGTCGTTCTGGTCGCTGACCGGGGGTGTAGGGGGCTCGCCCCCTACGCAAGCGCCTCACCCGCGCGCACGATCGTTCAGCGCCTGCCGCAGTAGGATCACCGATGCCGTTCCCGCGTCCCGCCTCGTCACCCTGTTGCAAGCCCGCTTTTCCTCCATCATCCGGCGCCATTCTTGTGCCAGTGCTGCAGTGAGTGAGATCCACGCCAGATCTTCTGGCAACAGCCTGCGGCCTTCGGGTGTCACGAGGGCATCGTTGTCGAATGAAAAACCGGCCCAGCGGCCGGTCATTTTTTGGTTACGCATGTGCCGGGATCCATCCGGCGGCCCAGCTTCGTCGGATCGCGGTGAAGCGCGCGCGGATTCGCTCCCTCACGCGTGACATAATATGCATTATGCGAAATGAGAAATTCTGCGAGGCGACTCCGATGGATCTGGATGTGGCTCGTCTCTTGCTTGCCTCAGCGTCCACCCAAGGAAACGGAACTCCAGGCATGAGCGAGATCGACCCCACCGAACGCACCGAACTGACCGCCCTTGGGCCGGTTTTGGTTTCCAGGGTGGCCACATGTGGACACCCAAGAGCCACAGCCTGTTCCCCGAGGACATGGCCTGGTGGTCCCTGACCTGCAACATCGCCAGGGAATGGCGGTTGATGATGGCCGAAGCCCGCGATGCGGCCGCTTGATCGGCGGATGCCCCGGAACCCTCGTGGCGTAAGGATCCGCACGTGATCAATTTGCGAGACGTGCTCCGGCAAAGACGCGAGCATGGTCAAGGGGAACGCGCGAAGTCGCTGACCGAGTAACCGTTGTCCGTTCCACGTGCAGGCCGAGGCGCTACCGCTGCGGGGACACATCGTCCACTGGAGATCTCCTGCCCCCTACAATGCCTCCCGGATCCACAGGGGGAGCCATGGAACGCCAAGAACCCAAGTTCGGCAAAAGCCCGGACATGAGCGGGATCGAGTTCAGAAACGGCACCTGCCGCGGTGCGCAGTACCAAGCCAGTAGCACCAATGACGGGCTGGTCTGGAAGGTAGCGATCGGCGTCTTCATTGGCATGTCGCTATGCCTGTTGGCCACCTGCACCCTCCTCGGAATCGGCGCATCGGCCGTGGCCGAAGAGCAGGAAAAAGCCCAGCGCACCGCCGTCGAAAAGTTCATCAAAGACGCAAATGACCCTGATCCATTCGGTTGGCAAAAGCGAGCGGAGCAGCAGAGCCGAGAGGAAATAAGGGCGAAGGCACTCAAGCCCGGCCAGCGATGCATCCAGGGCCAGCGGTTCCAGCGTGTCGAGAACGGTTGGGTGCAACTCCCCCGCGAACCCTGCTGAACCAGGGCTTCAACCGCTTACGCGAAAGGATCTCGTGGACAACCAGGACCTGGACAGACCGGCCCGCTCGGCGGCGATCCTCGTAGAACGCCGCTTTGCCGGGTAGCGACGGGCAGGTTCAGCGACGAGGCACCAAAGCGCCTACGCGGGACTCCTTCGCCTCGTCCCTTTCCCGAAGTCCATGGGACGACTCGGACCCACGCTCACGGCTAACGGCACGCCGCGGCCACCCGGTCGTCCCAGCGCCGGGTCAGGGCGAACGTGCGCTTCATGCCCGCAGCCTCGAATGCGGCGGTCCTGGCCAGCTTTTCCCGTTCGCATGGCGAGACCACGGATGCCGATTTGCGGGTCGACACTCTGGACCGGGCCTGGCGCTGCGATGACGGGCGATTGCGTTGCCACAGCTGCTCGTCGATCTGCCGCAGGCTTTGCTGCACGGCCGGATCCACAGGGTCCGGCGTCGCATCCCACGCGCGGAGGATCTTTCCGGAACACGGCTCGGATTGATAGACCGGCCCTGCGCCCTGTGCGACCTGTGCGCACTTGTAGACCTGCTGCGACCAGGCCGGCATCGAGGCCAGCATCGCCGCGGCCACACACCATCGCACGTCCAT